CGAAAGCGACGGCGTCCCGCTTGATCTAGGCAAGGGACGCACGATGATCTTGCGGCGCGCGGGCGGCGCTAATCGTGCGTTCATGGTTTCGCTGTCCGAAGTGATTCGCCGTGTTGTCGGCGAACGCGATCCGGCCGACGTTCCCGACGCGGAAATCGACGACGACTTAAAAGCGTTATACGCAAATCATGTCGTCGTCGGTTGGCGTGGATTCAAAGACGAAGGCGGCGACGACGTTCCGTTCACGCGTGAAAACTTTCTCGAATTGATGCGGCTTGCGCCGGATATGTGGGTCCGTGTTCGTGCGACGGCGAACACGCGTGAAACATTTCAAGCGGCGAAGGATCGACAAGCGATGAAGCGGGACAAGGAAGCCATAAAAAAATCCTCGCGTGGCAAGCGGAATGGAGCGCATTCGGCTCACGTCTAGCCGAACTTGCGCGCGCGGGGGTGAAAGTTCCCGCGCTCGAACGTCGACCGCCGCCGGTCACGCATTTGTGGCATGTCTTGCAAGCGTTGGCGGACTTGCGAAGCGAGCGGCAAATCGCCGTTGGAATGACGGTGATTGTCGGGCCGATACCGTGGCGCGCGGTGATCGCGTGGGCCGATGCGTACCGCGTGACGCGGCGCGATGACTTTATCGAACTGGTTCAATTCGCGGACGCGACCGAAATAGGTTTACTCGATGGAAAAGAGCGAAGCACTTCCGAAGCTCAAAGCGCCGCCGTTTCGCAGCACGACGAGCGCGGACACGTGGACGAGTTACCTAAAGGGCGACTTGCGGGAAGTAGTCGCACAGGCGCGATTGTGGGTCCGCGTAAAAACTAAAGAAGTCATCGAAGAACAAATCCGGCAAGGTAACAGCGAACAGCACGTCACCTATGTCGACGGCAACAAAAGCAAATCGATAGACGAAGCGCAAAAGAAAACCGACACGTATTTCGTGGCGGCGACGTTAACGCACGGACTCGGCAAAGCGAAAGAAATACTCGCGCGAAATATTTTGCGATTCACGAACAAGCGAAGCGGCCGTCTTGCAAACGATTGGACATGGTTTTTCCGCGAAGGCGGCAAGGGCGGAACGTTTCGCGCGCTCGGCGATTCGTTGCCGACGGATATGTCATTACGCACCGGCGACGTGATCATCCTTGCGCCGCGCGCGGGTTACGCGTGGTTTGCGAATCATTATGCGAAGGTCGGTCACACGGGACAATGGTTTGCACGCAAGGCGAAAGCGGAAGCAAAATTCAAAGCGACCGGCAAACGTTCGCGCGGGCGGCCGATGGGCGATAAGCCTTCTGGAATGGGATTCATGGCGGCAACCGCGAAGCAATTGCGGCCGGAATTAAAGCGAATCGGAATCATCGTGACGGCCGGTTTCACGAAACGGCGGCCGCCGGGTCCGGGAAATATCACGCGACCGAAGCAAGGCATTCCCGAACACGGTTTCCCGATCTTGCAATTTCGAATGCAAAAGCTCGGATTGTTTTAACGGTGACTTATGCCCGATCAAACTAAAGTGCTTGCATGGCGTTGCATTGTCGAAACGCAAAGCATCGATAAGAACACCAAAGACGCGGCCGCGTCGCTCGCGCGCATGGAAAAAGAAGCGGGCAAAGTATCGAAGGGATTAAAGGGACTCGGTTCGATGTTCAAGGCGGCGGCCGTCGGCACGCTGATAAAAGATTTAGTCATGATGGCCGACGCTTATGCGGCGATGTCGAATGAAATCCGTTCGTCGACGGAAAGCGTTCAAGAATTAAACACGGTGCAAGAAGCGTTGATCACGCAAGCGGCACAAAACGGAACGACGGTCGAGCAAGCGGCCGAAGCCTACAACAAACTACACGACGCCACCGAAGGCCTAGGCCTATCGCAACAAGAAGTGATCGACCTAGGCGGCACGCTTACGCAAACGATGCTCTTGTCCGGGCAAACGGCGGAACAAGCATCGGCGAGCGTTGGACGCTTCGCGGCCGCGATTGAAAACGGCGGCGTCAATTTGCGCGACTTTAAATCGTTGCTCAAAGAATCGCCCGAACTAATCAAAGCGCTTGCGGGCGGACTCGGAAAATCCGTCGATGAATTGCGCGTCATGGCCGAGCAAGGAAAATTGACGCGCGACGTCATCGTCGAAGGCCTAGGCAAAGCGGGGCCGGAAGTCGCGGCGAAAATGGCGGGACAAGTCGGCACCGTCGCGGGTTCGCTTAAAAGTTTAGCAAGTAGTTTCGGCGCGATGATCGGGGAATTTTCCGAAGGCGCGGGCATCACAAGCGGGCTTGCGCAAATCTTCAAAGACTTGGCCGGATGGTTCGCGAGTCTTGCAAAGGGCGCGCAAGAATTCGGGATCTCGTTTAAGGCGGTCTTATCCGAAGTGACAATCCGCGTCGTTAACTTCGTACAACAAACAATCGAATGGTTTCAATTGATGGGTCAATACATTTTGCGCGCCCGCGTGACGGTGCGTTCATGGGGGCAAGCGTCGACCGAAGTATTCGACAAGGAAATCGAAAACATCAAAAAGCGAATGGAATTCAACAAACAAATGCGGCTTGATTCGGTGAAGATCATTCGCGAAGAAGCCGACGCCGCACGCGCGGCGCTCGCGGCCGCCGACTTGAATAAAAAAGGGCCGGTCGGTCCGAAGGTGTTGACCGCCGATCAATTGAAAACGCTCGACAACTTTAATCAAGCGCTTGAAACATTGAAGCAACGCGCGAGCGATGCGGCGGGCGATCTTGAAACGATGCGAATTGAAATGAAGTCGGGCAAGGAAGCGGCCGACGCATACAAGATCGCGTTGCAAGCGGCGGCGGCCGGGGCCGAGCTTGCGGCGAAAATGAAAAAAGATTTCGAAGCGAGCGGGACGAAATGGGGCGGCGCGCAAGACTTTGCAATCTCGAACCAAACGCTTGCGCTCAAAAACTTATTGACCGAACAGCACAAAACGGCGGACGCGTGGGGGCTAGTCAATACGGCGATGTCCGGTGCGATGACGGACACGGAACGCTCGGCGAAAGAAATCGACACGTTAACGAAGGCTTTCGCATATCTGCAATTGACGGCGGAAGGCGCGGCGCTCGATGTCGAAATATTCAACCGGGCAATAAAGAAATTGCAAGACAACGCCGCGAAGGGCGACAACAAATTCAACGACGCACTAACGGAAATCGCGATGCGGGCGAGCGATGCGAAAGAAGAAATCATCGCGTTGCAATTGGAGTGGAACAACGGCGCGGACGTGGCCGAAGATTTCCGCGCGGCAATGGAAGCGAGCGCGATGCAAAGGGAAGTCGCGAACGCGATGCGCGAACGCGCGGCGTCGGGCGGTCCGGCGTTTAGCACGGAAGATCAAGCGCGGCTCGCGGCGAGCGTCGAGCAATGGAGCAAGCTCAATACCGAAGCGCAAAAAATGCAATCGTCGATGGGCATTGCGGGCGAAGCACTGCGAAGCACGATGACCGACGCGGAACTCGCCGAAATGCAAATCGCCGAACTAAACAAGTCGCTTATTTTCTTGCAAGAGCACGGAATGAATATTACGCCGGAAATGCAAGCGCGCTTCAAAGAAGCAACGGACCGGATGCGAGAAAACGCGGACATCGTTACACGCACATGGAAGGAAGCGTCAATGGCGGTCATCGGAACGTTCATCGATTTTTTGGCGGAAGGTTCATTCAACGTCAAAGAATTTGTAAAAAGCACCATCACGCAATTGTCGAAATTGATAATTCAAATGCTCGTGATCAAATCCATTGCGGGAACCGGGTTCGGAAAATGGTTAGGACTTGCCGACGGCGGTGTCATGTCGCACGGTCGACTTGTGCCGATGGCGTCCGGCGGGATCGTGTCGTCGCCGACATTCTTTCCGATGGCGAACGGCGGAACCGGTTTGATGGGCGAAGCCGGACCGGAAGCGGTCATGCCGCTCGCGCGATTGGCAAGCGGCAAGTTAGGCGTAAGCGCCGAGCCGCAAAATATTCAAGTCGTGAATAACACCGGCGTTCAAGCGAGCGCACGCATTGAACGAAGCGCGAATCGAACAAGCATCATTCTTGAAGCGGCGCAGCTTGGCGCGAAGCTCGCCGAAGAAAGAATCACGCGCAGTATGCGCAGCGGGTACGGCGCAACGTCGACGGCGTTGCAACGAACCTATGCCATCAAGCGGCGGGGGTGAGTCATGCCCGCGCCCTACTGGAGTCCCGCGCATTTAGGTTGCATCGAACGCGATTCGTTTTCTTTGCATCCGAGCAACCGAACCGCATTGACGTCGGTTGCGTGTCCGCCGGTGCGCTCAAAGAAAGCGGACGCGGCCGGACCGATCACGGCGACGTTGCAAACAAACCAAACGCTTGCGCAATGGTCCGCGTTTAAGCAATGGGTTCGCGTCGACTTAGCGGGCGGCGCGCGGCCGTTTTATATCGATCTTTGGTTATGGGATCACACGCGCCGCGTGCGCGCGCGCTTTGTCGGTCCGTGGACGTCGACGCGTTCGCTTTACGATTCATTCGTCACGCAAGCGACGGTCGAAATTGAACGGGAATCGATCACATGACCGCCGCACGCTGGCCGGACACGTTACCGGCACCGCAAGCCGATTCGCTGAAGTACGACGGCGGAAACACGCTCGACGTGATCGACGTTTTATCCGGACCGGCGCGCGCGCGATTGGCACGACGCAACGCGGGCGGCAATGTCGAGTTTGCGGTGTGGATGACGGCCGAGCAAACCGAAGCGTTCGAAGTGTGGTACGCCGACACGATCAAGAATCACGACGGCGAATTGTATGCGCCGTGGTTCGGTCACGGTGTCGTGTTGGCATTCGTCAACGAATACGATTTAAAACCGCAGGGGCGCGGCTGGCAATTGGGCGCGGTGCTCGTCGAACTGTATGTCGATCCGAGTTTATGCGATGAACATTTGTCGGCGATCTTCGGCGGCGTGCTCCGCGATCCGGGCAACGTCGCGGACATTTTCAAAGCCGATCTAACATCGGTCAACATTTATCGCGACGACTATTCGCTCGACTTGATTGCGTCGGAGGTGTGCTAATGCCTACCGACTATGAATTATGGGCGACGCAACACGGCGGCGTTGATTCGCAAGCCGTGCAAGTGCTCGAATTTGTTCATCCGAAATGGGGGTCGCTATGGTTGACGGATTACGGCGCGGCGTTCGCCGCCGTGACGGAAACGGCCGTCGCTTTCGAAGCGGTCGCGGTCGCGTTCGAAGTCGAACTCCCGAAAACAAACAACACGACGCAAAGCGAATTGCTTTTGCGGCTCGACGCGCTCGGCGGATTCGTCATGACGCAAGTTCGCGCGATGACGGACGCCGAAAGAAAAATCCCTATCGGTTTAAATTGGCGGCTCTATCTCGACACGCATCGCGCCGCGCCGCAAACCGATCCGCTTGCGTTCATCGTGACGAATATTTCCGCGACGCGGCTTGTTGTTGAATTTCAGTGCTCGGCGTCGGCGCTTCCGAATATCGCGGCCGGATCGCGGTACACGCTCGATAAATTTCCGGCGTTGGCTTACCTGTAGGAGGTTTTATGTTCTGGTTTATTCGTATGTTGTTTGTCACGGCGCTTGTGTGCTTTGCACTCGTCGCGCTCGGCGTTGAAAAATTGCCAGCGGCAGGCGGTAACGGCGTTCGCTTGTTGCCGCTTGGTTTGTTGACATGGGCGGCGGCGGCGTTTTGCGCGATCTTATGAACGCGGTTGCTTTACGTTCGCCGCTTGAATTGATCGGGGTTCCGTATGTGCGCGGCGGGATCACGCCGCGCGACGGTTTCGATTGCTGGTCGCTTGTCGAGTACGTGCGGCGAGTCTATTTCGATCTACCGTCGCCGCTTGTCGATGCGCGTGCGCGCGCGGGACTCGCGGCGGCGATTCGAACCATTGAAGCCGCAAAGGTTTCCGGCGAATGGGTTGCGATTGATCCGCCGGGCGATGCGGGTTCGGTTGTCGGCATGGCGTTTGCGGGGCGACTCTTTTTGCATCATGTAGGCGTGTCGCTCGGCGCGCTCGGCGTGTTGCACGCATGGGCCGGAATCATTTCGAACGGGCGCGGATCGGTGACGTTGACGCCGTGGGCGCGCATCGCGGACCGCTTTAAAGTTGTGGAGGTGTACGCGTGGCGCGCTTAGTTGTCCTACGCGATCCGCTTCGCGGCGTGCGTGAATGGCACACGCTGCAAGACGGCGCAACATTGGCCGATGAATTGCGCCGACTGTATCCGGAAGGTTTCGGCGCGGCGTGGACGGTGCACAAGGCGCAAAAAATAATGCACGCGCCGATTGATGTACGCGAACACGAGCGGCTTAAAGTCGACGACGCATCGACTTACATTGTCACGGTGCGGCCGCTCGCCGGGTTCGACATCGTCGCTTTTTTGTGGACGATTGTTGCGTCGTTAGTCGCGGCCGGGATCACGTATCTTCTAACACCGAAGCCGCGCACGCCGACGGAAACGGCGGAAGAAGCGAAAGAATCGCCGAACAATAAAATTGCGGGACAAAGCAATCAACTTAGAGCCGGTGCGCGCGTGCCGGATATTTTGGGGCGCGTGCGATCTTATCCCGATCTTTTGACGGCGGCGGTCGAGCGCTGGTACTGGCCGCACACGCAAAGCATTGTGCAACATTTCGTGATCGGTCGCGGCGCGTATGACATGACCGAACGGCGACTCGGCGAAACGTTGTTCACGTCAATCGATGGGTTATCGTGGGCCGACTTTGCGCCGGGCGATTCAGTGTCGAACGTGCAAGCGATTCGCATTGCGCCGAACGTCGACGGAATTTCATTGATCGCGCAAGACTCGGCGACAACCGCAACCGGCGTCACGTTCAACGCGGCCGCGAAAACCGTGACAAGCTCCGTTCGAATCGGCGTCATCGTTGGCAATCCGTACTTTGTCACCGGAACATTGTTCAACACGGCGGATTTTTGGGTCACGGCCGGGCCGCTCGATTCGCAAACCGTCGGGCCGTATGTGTACACGCTCGACGGTCCCGTCGTGAACGAAACGTCAAACGCGATTTTTACGCAATCGACTTTCCGCGAGGGGCTATGGCAATTCACGGATTTCCGTTCGCGCGGCGTGCCGAACGAATTTCATATCCCAGTGAATCCGATTGTTGTTGTCGGCGATCTTGTGTCGCTTGTGGAAACATCATGGGGCGTCGGCGCGCCGCCTGGCGGCTTGATCTATTACGGGAAAGTCACTTACGTCGAGCACGGCGGCTACTTGGGTAGCGAAGTATGGATCAGGGTGCAAAATATGGATGGGACACTCCCGTCATTCGTCGCCGCGACGCGCGATATTTTTTCGACGTTCTATGTTCCGAACGGCGCGCCGGTGCGCGGCTTGCCGGGTGATCCGGTGTTACTTGCCGGGACGCCGCAATACACCGGATGGTTTACCGCGCCGATTGAACAGCCCGATGAAATATGGATCGACATTGAATTCCCGGCCGGTCTACTGCATTACAACGCGGGCAATCGATACGTTTTCACCGTGACGATTAATGTCGACTTTCGCGCGGTCGCAACGCCCGGAACCGTCGTGACGAAAACATTTTCGTATACGGCGGCGTCGAATGTCACGCTTCGCAAAACGGAAATCGTCACGCTTGCCGAACTTGCGATGGTGGGTCCGATTGAAGTGCGCATGATTCGAACAACGCCGATTGTCGATGACACGTCGACGGATCAATACATACAAGACACACGATGGAAAACGTTTCGCGCGGTAAAAAATATGCCGGTGCAAAGTTATCCGGACGTGACGATCACGCGACTAATTGTGTTCAACTCTCAAAGCGCGGCGAGTGTCGGCGAGTCGTCGTTTAATATTGTCGCAACGCGAATCGTGCCGGTACTTGGCGCGGGCGGACTCGGCGCGGCCGCGCCGTCGGAACGATGGTGCGACAACATCATCGAACGTATGAAGGCGGCCGACGGCGCAAACAAGACGGACGCGCAAATCGATCTCGACGGCATTTATGAAATACAAGCGGCGCTCGATGCACAAGACGGCGGCGACCAAGGAAAAATAAGCATGACGCTCGATGATCTACAAGACATCGACGCCGAATTACAAATCATTGCGTCGGTTGTGCGCTGTCAGGTGTACCGCATCGGCCGGAAATTATTTGTCACGCGCGATCAAGGTGGCAAAGTTCCGCTGTCGTTGTTCACGGCGCGCAGCAAGTCGCCGGACGGTGAACAAGTACAACTCGCCATGAATAACGAAACGGAAAACGATTGCGTTATCGTGACATGGTTTGATCGTGTGCACGGATGGAAGCAACGCGAATTGCAATATCCGCCGGAAGTGCTCGCCGTGAATCCGCTTCGCGTCTCGCCGACGCAATCGACATGGGCGCAAGCGTGGCGGCGCGCCGTGTATGAATGGAACCGATTGCAATATCGGCGCGATACGTTGTCGATGGATGCCACCGAAGAAGCGCGACTCTTGCACATTGGCGATGTCGTCAACGTCACCGATGACGTTGCGAACCTAGCGCAAAGCGCGGGCGAGGTGTACGCGGTCGCGGGCCTGACGTTGACGCTTGACCGCGAAGTCAATCTCGCGGCGGGCGGCTTTACGATCCTATTACGCGCGCTCGATGGCCGGGCGGTTGAAACAATACCGGTCACGCAAGGCGCGAGCTTGCGCGACGTCGTACTCGCGCACGCGCCCGGTGTAGCGGTCACGGTGAAGGGCCGCGACGACGGACTCGGCACGATGTTTGCGATTTATCAAACCGCATCGGCGGTCATTCGTCCGTGGCTCGTGACGAATCTCGAACCGGGCAAAGACTATACAAAATTGCTCGGCGTCAATTGGCGCGACGAAGTGTTCGCCGGTGACGCGGCGACGTTGCCGTCGCCGCCGCCGTTTGGGTCGGCCGGGGAAGTGGAATGACGACACAAGCGCAATGGATACGCGCGCGGCACGCGCCGCGATGTTGTTCGGATTGCGGCCGCTTGGCGGCGCTATGCGAAGGGCCGCGCACGCGAATCGAAGCGCTAGAGCTTGCGATCTTGAAGGGACTCGGCACGCGCGCGGTGCTTGAAAAAAGGTTCGATGATATGTGCGCGAGCGGGTTGCTTGTGCCGTATTCGTTTGACGATTAAGCGGGGGCGTTATGGCGACGACACTTGTTCGAATTCAATTGCTGTCGAAAACCAGCACCGATTTTGCGACCGCAAATCCGGTGTTGCTCGACGGCGAAATCGGCGTCGCGAATGCGGGGAGTGCAATTCCCGTTATGAAGATCGGCGACGGCGTTCGGCCGTGGACCGCGCTTCCCGATATCGTCGCGGCGGGCGCGGGCGCGGACTATGTCGCCGGGCCGGTGAACACGCTTCCGGCCGGTTCGCCCGCGACGGTCGTGATCGATAACACCGTATCGCCGCCGACAATTAGTTTCGGAATTCCGGAAGGCGGACAAGGCGATCCAGGGCCGAGCGGTCCGGCGAACTCGCTGGCAATCGGAACCGTTGTCACGGTTCCGCCGGGTCAACCGGCGAACGCACAAATTACCGGCACGCCGCCGAATCAAACGCTTAATTTGTGGATACCTAGCGGCTTGCCGGGAAGCATGGCGCTCGCCGATCCGACGGGCTTGATCGGTTTAACGGCGGTCAATGGTGTGTCGCTACTCGGCACGCGTTCGGATGCGCGGCACGCAATCGACCAAAGTATTTTGCCGATATGGTCGGCAATGCACACATTTACGGCGCTCGGCGCGGGAAGCGCCGCCATTCTTTTAAAGAGCGCGGTTCCCGGAATTTGCTTCGAAGAAACCGACGCGACCGCGACTAACAAAGTTTTTCGCGTGCGCACACAGGGACACAATTTTGTAATGGAAATGCTCGACGACGCGTTCGGATCGGCGACGCCGTTTTTTGCGGTGCTGCGAAGCGGGCTTGTCGCTAGCACGATGATGTTGACGGCGACGACGACAACGCTTGCGGGAACGACGATCAATCTAAATGCGACATCGATTGCGAGCACGGCAACCGGATTCACGATCACGAACACGAACGGTCCGGTTATTGTGTTGAACGATAGCGACGCGGCCGTCAATGAAAAGCGATGGCGCATTCGAAACACCGGCGGCTCGTTTCAATTGTTCACGGAAGACGACGCGGCAACCGCCGTCGGTTTGGCGATGCTCGTCACGCGCAGCGGAACGACGGTGACGGCGATTGCATTTGCATCGACGGCGTTGACATGGAACGGCAACGCGCTTATTGCGTCAACGTCAAACGTGACGTGGACCGGTCAACATTTGTTCGCCGGTGTCGCGCCGAACGGCGTCGGCACGACGGGCGTATCGCTAGGGACTCGCGCATCGTTGCCGGTCATCGAAATCATAAACGCGGCGGGCGCGGTCGACGCGCGTCGTTGGGAGTGGATCGATCAAGGCGGCTTGCTAATGTTGCAAACGATCAACGATGCGGGAAGCATCGGTCGCGCCATTTTCACATTGAACCGCACCGGCGTTGCGGTCACGGCGTTAACGTTCGGCAACTCGACGGACAATCCCGGTTACAACTTCGTCGGCGTTGGTCAAATGACTGTCGCGGGCATGTTGGTTCCGGGATCGATTCGCGTCGGCTCGACGGGCGGCGTTACGGGATCGTTGATCACGGCGGCCGGATCATCGACCGGGAATGCGTTCGAATGGGGACACGCAAACAATGCAGGCTATCGCAACACACTCGGCCATTTCAGCGGAAGCGGCGCGGCGTTTGTCGCGTTTCACGCCGAGCAAGGCACAACAAGCAACACGTTTCGCACGCGTGGCGTACTCGGAAGCGTCATCATGTCGAACGCCGCCGGTGCGGTGCAATTCGCGCGGATCACGAATGCGAACGCGGACAATCAAACGCAGACGCAAGATTTAGTGTGGCAATCGGGCGGCGGGTTTACCTTTACGTCAAACGTCGTGATTGGAAGCACCGGCGCAACGCAATCGCTTTCAATGGTGGGGCCGGTCGGATCGAATCGCGATATTTATTTTTCGACGGGTGCAACTTCGCGATGGGTGTTGCGTGCAAATGCGGCCGCCGAATCCGGTAGCAGTGCCGGAACTAACTTCGAAATTATTTCGATTGGCGACGGCGGAACGCCGATCACAGTCGTTTTTCAGATTACGCGAGCAACGGGACAGATCACTATTCCCGGTCTACTCGTCGCGAATGGCGGCGTCGTCATGCCCGCAACGAACTTGACCGGCACACAACCGATTATGCGATTTAATGAAACGGACGCGCCCACCGATGAAAAACTGTTCGACATTACCGCGAGCGGCGGCGACTTATTTTTCCGCACGCGCACGGATGGCGACGGCGCGGGCGCGACATTCTTGACGGTCGCGCGAACGGGGACCGTCGTCGATTCGGTGGCGCTCGCGGCGGCGCAAATCCTACACACGGGCGTTAGCGTGTTTAATTCCGGGACCGCGACCGGACCGAATACCGTGATCAACGGCGGGACGGCCGCCGGGCCTTACATGACGTTTCAACGAAGCGGCGCGGCGTTTGGCGACATTGGCAACGGCGGCGCGATGGGCGGAACGTTTACGGTCGACGCGCTTGCATTGGTCGCGCGCGCGGGATTCGCAATTCAATTCGCGGCGGGCGGTTCGACTGCGCCGCATTTTTCGATTGCGGCGACCGGACAAGCATCGTTCTCGATGACGCCGACGGCACCGACGCAAGCAGTCGGCACCAACAATACGACGCTCGCGACGACTGCATTTGTGCAAGCGGCGTTGCCATCCAGTGCGCCGCGAACGTGGCAAGTCGTGACACCGGCAAGCGGTGTGCCGGTCACGAACACAACCGGGCGCGATCTAAATATAAGCGTCGTGGCGGCGATGCCGTCGGGTGGCATTGTCAACGGCTATATAAGCGGAACGCAAATCGGCACGCTCGGCGTATCGGGAAGCGTGTCCGCGCAAGCCAGCTTTTTTATGGTGTGTCCGCCCGGCGGCACATGGCAAGTGAATTGGTCGGGAATTTCCTCGATCACGGTCTATGCGTTAATGTAATCAAGCGAGGTGAGTTATGAATGGCAACGGCAAAGCAAACGGCGAAGGCGCACAACATGCGCAAACGCTCGAAGTCAATCCGGTCGACTGTGCGCGGTTCGCGTTGGGATTTTTAGGTCGAGCAACATTCAACGCGAGCGAACGACAAGCGTTCGACTTGGCCGAAGGATTGCTCCGCGCGATTGTCGGCGGTCAATGTGTGATTTCGCCGCCGCCGCAACAAGCGCTCGAACTTCCGCCGCCGCCGCCACAACCGGACGCGGCGAAGTGAAAGCGGCGGCGGTTGCGTTGCTCGTGTGTTTCCTTGCGGCGTGCACATTGCGCGCAAGCCGCTCGCAAACATGCGACCGCGCGGCCGCCGTCGTGATCATTTGCACGTTGGCGCGGTGCGAGGTTCCGAACGTTGACGGTGCAACCGCGCCGGAAGCGCAAACGGATTGCAGGAAGAAACCGACGGACGTTCCAACACAAAGCGAGGGCGACACATGACGATTTACAATCGATTGCGTCGCGGCGAAGTGGCCGACGTTGCCGCGTTGATCGGCGAGCACGAAATCACGGCGGACGAAGCGCGCGCGGTGCTTTTAAATTTGCTCGAACGAATCGGACAACTCGAACGCAAAGTCGGGACGCACTATCATCCGAGCGAAGCGGAACTCGCGCAAATTCGAAAAGACAATCCGCACGGTGATTGCTAACGGTGCGCCGTGGCAACAATCAACACCACACGCGAGCCGGGCAACGCGTCGCAGCTTGTTGCGATCATCGATGTTTTGACCGAACTATTTTCGCCGGAAGGCGCGGCGAAGTTTTTGCGCACGCCGCTCGATGACGTCGGCGGCGTGCCGCCGGTTGACTTGCTCGGAAGTAGCGACGGCGAAGCGCGGCTCTTGCTCGCGTTGCACCGGCTCGAAGAAAAAGAAAAAGGACGACACAAAAAAAAACGCCCGGCGATGGCCGGGCGTGTGATCGAGCGAAGCGCCGGTCGATTAGAGCGCCGCGCCTTTATCCATTGGCAAACCGATTCTCGCCATGCGTGCCAAATCTTCGGCGCGCTTGTCGGCGGTTCGTGCGTCGCGAAGGTCATCGATATACGCGTCGCCCTTGCCATGCTCGCACGCGGTCAAAAACATCGACCATTGTTCGAACGCGTTGCACACTTGATCGCGAACCTTTGCGGTCAAGTAGGTTTTGGCGGTTCCTTGCGCAATGCGCGCGTGACATAGGTCGATGACTTTTTCCGGGATTTCGAATTCGAGCATCGTGTTCGATTGTGTGCGGCGAAACGCGTGCGCCGTGTAGTGATTGCCGCCGGTGTTGCCGAGCGTCGCGGCGTGTTCGTCGCAAAGATGCTTCGCCCAGGAGTCCGACAACGGTTCGACCGCTTCGCCGCGTGCGCGTTTGCGCGATGCGTAGCGCTCTATAAAAAGATAATCATAGTTCCCGGACAAGTCATCGAGCCGCGCGACTTCGCGGGCAAGTAGCGGCGTGATCGGGATTAAATGATCGTGCGGCGCTTCGGTTTGCGTTTTGGTCTTTTTCAACGTCTCGGCCGGGACGGTCCAAAAGCCGCGCGCGCTTGCGCCGCGCATCGAGCGGCACATAAGGCGAAGCGAATTGACGCGAAGGCCGGTGATCAACAAAAGCCGCAACATGACGGCGTCGTATTCGTTGATCGCGGGATTGGCGAGCACGGCGGCGCGCGATGTGACCGCGAACAATTTTTCGACTTCGGCGATCGACAACGCGCGCTCGATCGAACGCGGCTCGTTTGCGCCTTCGATCTTCGTCGGCTTGTGTTCCGGTTTCATGTAACCGCATTTCACAAGGTACTTAAAAAATTTGCGGGCGAACACGTCGGTTTGATGGGCGAGCGTGCAAGGGCCGCGACGGTTGCCGCCGAGCGCTTCGCGTTGTTGCACGCGCAAGAGCGTCGTTTCGTATCGATCTTCCCATTTGCCGCCGACGAACTTCTCGACTTTCAATTCGCCCCATAAGGTTTGCGGCGCGAAGTCGGGGACAATTTGATCGCAAAAATGATCGGTTAACGTTTGCTTATAGCGGTGCTTGCGTTCCGGTTGAATGGTCATGATGGCAACTTTCGTCGTGATCCAGTCTTTTAGCGCGGTGCGAAACGTGTGACCGCCGACGGGCGCGCCGTCGGCATCGCGTGGCGGCGCGTTCGCGTCGAGCGCCGGATCGACCGGCGCGGCGGTTGCGTTGGCGAGCTTCACGGCGAGCAATTTTATTCGCGCGTCGGCAACGGTAAGCACGTTCGCGGCGACGTCGCTTGTCATGCCGTGCTTGGCAAAGGGTCTAAATTGCGGGTTGCCTTTGGCGTTACGTTCGACGTAGCCGAACGATTTAACGCCGCTCGGATAGACGCGAAGCGCAAGGCCTTCGGTCAAGTTGTACGGCGTGGCGCTCTTGCCTTTTTTCGGCAAGCGAAGCGACGCGATTCGTTCGTCGGACCATCGGGGGGCGGACATTGTCGAGACTCCTATATATGGGGGGTTCGGTGTATGCTGTCCGCCTTCGCTAGAACACCGGGAAAGCGTTGCTAGGCAAACTGTATACACCGATGTATACACCAGAGAATCCAGTGTAACAAATGGAGTCGAAAAGGGTCAAATATGGTCTATAACAGGGACGCGAGTCACATTCGGAACCGATGCACATGAAATCGCAAAAAGGCTATAAAACACGGGAAAATATGCACGGAATTAGGAGAAAATAGGGACGTCGGGCGGTTAGCTCAGTGGTAGAGCACTGTCTTCACACTGCGCCATTAGGGACCGCCCGCGCGCAAACATGCGCCGCCGGTTCAATCACTTAGGGTCAAGGCGGGTCGGCCGGTGTAACGGTCTACTGTAACGGCCGGGCGTTTTTTGACCGTTTGTGCGCACGCTTTCGAACAATCTTGCCGGGCGTTATCGAAAACACCGGCGGCGGTTCGGAGTTTTCGGCGAACACCGTCGACAGTTCGAAAAGGTCGGCGGCGATGGCCGCGACCGCGCTTGCGGTGATCGGCAAGCGAACACAGATGATCGCGTGTCCCGGTTGCCGGTGCGCGCCGAACTCTAGGCGCGTGTAATGTAGATCGGCGGCGACTTGCCTTTGACGCTCGTTGCGCGTCCGCTGAGTCACGGCGGCGGCGTCCGTTTCGGACGCTTGCCGGACACGCCCGGCGCTTTCAAGTCGCCGAGCCGCCATGCGGCGTACCGGTGGCGATGAATTAGAACGCGTTTACCGACTTTTCGAACGGCGTCGATACTCTCAAGGCCTAGCGCTTCCCGACGCCACACGTCGCGCCGTATTGCGTATGCGTGCGCGATCTTGGGGAACTCGGCGGCGAATTCTTCCGGCGTTAACCATTCTTTGTTGACGTCGGTTGTCGGCGTGGCCGGGTTCGGTTGCGAGGAAATGCGCTTCATGAAGTCGGCCGTATTCGCGTTCCTTGTTCGTTGCAATTTCGACACGTACTCGGCAAGGATGGCCGACACCGCGCTCGGCGTGTCGGAGTCGCCCACTATTGCCGCGTCCGCTTTCGCAGGATCAACGCAACGATTGCGAGTCCGGTGTCGATATCCGTCACGCCGGAAACGTTGCACGTTGCGAAGCGGTTGTCGCTTTTAAAATCCACTAGGCTAAACGTTAGCGGCTCGGCGTCTTTGGGTAGTTCAAGCGGCGGCGGCGGCGGCGCGACCGGGTTTTTTTTGTGCGATGCGGCGCGCGTTGCGGGGTGATCCGGTATCGGTCCCGCTGGCGTTAACAATCGCGCCAATGGTTCGCCGAAATACTTTGCGATCTTCGCCGCGTTCGCCGGGTTCGGAAATTTGTTGCCGCTTTGCCATCCATTCACAACCGACATGTTGTGCGGTTGCTTTGTCTTTGGATTGCGGCCGAACAAGTCGGACGCTAGTTCGCGATGCGTCTTACCTTTTGCGCGAAGTAGCTCATTAAAGGCCGCCGCGAACTTCGGTCGCTCCGGCGAATCTTTAAGCGGTCGACCTATCCACGCGATTTCGGGCGCGCTTCCCTTGTTGTGCTTTGTCATGACTGGCTGTGTTAGTGGATGTGTGACGATGCGCCACGATGAGCGGCGGTGACTTTTGCTTTTGCTTCTTTGATTAAGCGGCCTATATGGGGCGTCAGATAATCGATTCGACCGATGAAAAATTCGAGCGAATCGCGGCGCGCGGCAAGCGCTTTCGGGCCTTTTCGCTTCCAATAATATTGGACGCTTCGACACTTGCGGCATATCGGAAGGCCGCCGAGCGTGCCGCATCCTTCGCTAATTTCTTCGCCGCAATTCTCCGTCTCGCAAACATACTTCGTCATGATGCTGTGTGCTCCGTTGACTGGCGATTACTGCCGATTCGCGTTTTACTACTTATAAAGTTCTAAATCAATACGCATCAAATAAACAACGACGCATAAGCGGAAGCCTACGAATTGACACTCGCCGAAATTGGGTTTAATTGTCTCGCCCCCTGACGGCGTGTGATCATCTTTTGATCACTTGGCGAAGTCGGTGCAAAGCGACAAACGATGTCGGATCGCGTCATCTTTTCGAGTGCTTAAGCGGGGCGATGTATGAACTACGAACGCGCGTTGTTGACACTTCGGTCAATAGAGAAGGTCTTAACCGTTCCCGAACTCGCCGTCATTTTCGACGTGCATCCGTCGACCGTCGAACGGTGGCTCAAGTGCAACGATTTTCCGAAGGCGCAGTCGCTTAACAGCAAGCGCTACTTTCGGCCGGATCACGTTATCGATTGGATTGAACGACAACAAGCCGCGTCGAAAGACATGCTTGCAATTGACGCCGTGTGCGAGCGGTGCGGAATGTGCAAGGAAACCTTTCACAAGCGAATGAAAGCGAACGACGCACCGGGACCGTGTATGCGCGAACTAGGAACCGGCCGTCAACTATGGGACGGGGCCGAGCTTGACGCATGGATTCGAAAAAAATTCGGGCGTTACACGCTACCGCCGCCGCGCGCGACGCAACCGCCGAAGCGCGGCACAACTAAGCAGACACACAAAGTACACGCGGCGACGATTTAGGGGCGCGGCGATGGCGCGCGAACTCGTCGAAATCGCGGCAAGCGTTCGCCTACTCGACGAACGCGATCACGTCGACGCGTATGTCGTGACCGTCAACGGGCAACCGTTTTGCGTGGCGTCGTTGCTCGTCTTTTCAACCGATACATGTTCGGAAGCATGGCGCGAAGATTTTCGAGCGCTCGCAAAGCGTATCGCGGAAGAATCATTCATCGCGCAAGGATTTCGGCCGCATTGGATTAGCAATCCGGCGGCGGCTTAGGCCGCGCGTGTTGCCGTGTACGTCGACGAAATTTTAAATCGACTCGACGGCGTTGTTTCACGCGGTCCGGCGAAATGGTTTGCGCGATGTCCGGCGCATGAAGATCGAACGCCGTCGCTTTCAATCGTCGAATTATCCGACGGTCGAATTTTGATGCACGATTTCGGCGGTTGCGGAACGTTGTCGGTGCTCGATTCGCTCGGCCTATCGATGGCCGATCTTTACCCGAAGCCGCGTGATGTTCATTTGCCCGCGCAGCGTCAAAGGCTACATTTGCACGCCGCGCGCGATGTGCTTGCGTTGCTCGGCCGCGAAGCGTTGATCGTCGCGCTTGCGGCCGAAGATATTTACAACGGGAAGGCCTTGTCGGAAGTTGACCGCGCGCGCCTTTGGGAATCGGTTGTCGTGATCCGTGAGGCTGT